TTAGAATTTATATTTTAATCAAAAGACTATCAGAGATTATGTGCTGATTCTATTTATTTTAACTGCAGACTTTTCTGATTTATGCTGCAAGCTTCTATTGCCCGTTCCAAATCGTTTGTCAATTTCTATAATCACTTACTAAAAGCTAACAAACCACTATAAAAAAACTAATATATTTTTATACTATAAAACCATAACAAAATATAGAAAATTTCTATTATTAATGATACAATATTTATATTATAACAAATTATTTTAATCTTATTGCAGTAAAAATTAGGTAATTATGGGCGAGGTATATATATGAATACCAAGATCAAACAAACAATAGCTTTATTTTTTACAGTCATGTTATTGTTTGTTCTGGTGCTGCCACCACTATCCGCAGCCGCAGATGCAAGTCCTATTAAAGTAGGCTATTATGAGGACGGCGACTATATGTCCAAAAGTCAAAGCGGAGAATATAGCGGATATAATATTGAATATCTACAAAAAATTTCCAAACAATCAGGACTTCCTTTCGAAATGGTTGATATTGCAAGCTGGAATGCTGCATATGATATGCTGGTTAAAGGTGAAATCGATCTGCTGCCGGCAGTTTATCATTCAGAACAGCGGGCAGAGGAAATTTTCTTTTCCGGCCAACCAATGTGCAGTATTTATACTACCCTAAACGTTCGTATGAATGATCCACGCTATGATTATGAAGATTTTAAAGCTTTCCAGGGCATGAATGTCGGCATTATCCGCGGCGGAGTAGACGGCGAAAGGTTTAAAAGTTTTTGCCGTGAGCATAATCTTGTTTTAAATATTATTGATTATGACGAAACAAGTGTACTTTTAGAGGCACTTGATAATGGTACACTGGACGGTGTTGCCATTACCCACCTTGGAAAAAACAGTACTTTCCGCAGTGTAGCCCAGTTTTCTCCCAGTCCTTTATATTTTGCCGTAACCAAGACAAATCCCGAGTTACTGTCTGAAATCAACAAGGCCATGAATAATATTCTATTGGCTAATCCTGGTTACAGCCGGGATTTGTATGATAAGTATCTTGCCCCAAGCGTTAACCAAAAGCCTGTTTTTACTAAAGAAGAACTCCAATATATAAAACAGGCTGCACCGATATTAGTATCTTATGACCCTTCTTTTGCGCCTTTAACATACCAGAGTAAAAAAAGCGGGCAAATTACTGGCGTAACTGCAGATATTTTTGAATTTATTGCCAAAAACAGCGGTCTGCGTTTTGAATTTGAAGCACATAATCAAACTGAAGCTCTGCAACTTTTACAGCAGGGGAAAATATCTGCTTTGGCTTTATCTGACGGTGATTACCTTTGGGACGGTAGAAACAATATCAATTCCACACTTTATTATCTACGTGCACCTACCTCAATGATCACCAGATACGATTCAGATAAATTGGAAGTAATTGCTTTGCCTCAAGGGTATCAGCTTTCTGAAGCTATCAAGGCAGCAAATCCATATTATACCTTCAAATACTATCCTTCTATCGAAGACTGTCTTAACGCAGTTTTGCACAATAAAGCTGATGCTGCCTGTACAAACACTCATGTTGCCGGCGCTTATCTAAGCAGATCAGCTTACCAGGGTATGCGCACTATAACCTTAGCTCAGCCAATCAATGAAATGTGTGTAGGATTATCTGCGTCGGGCGATCCGAAGTTGTTTTCGATCATTAATAAGTGTATCCAATATCTTCCTACAGAGCAGGTAGACGCCTATCTTGTAACGCATTCTGCCAATACCAAAGAAGTCAGTATGCTGGAATTTATTGAGCAGCATCTTTGGCAGGTAGGCTGTATTGTGATACTGGTCCTGAGCATAATAATTCTGCTGATAGGCAGTAATTTAAGAAACGCTTTACGCAGTAACCGCCGTATTCAGGATCTGCTGTATAAGGATGAACTGACCGGTCTTTATAATATGAACGGATTCTATCAGAAATGGGAAGAAAATAACACTCCCTCCAAACAACAGTCTTTTGTTGTACTTTATAATGGTTTCTGGAAAAAGAAGGAAGAAAATAATACCCCCAAAAAACAGCAGTCATTTGTTTTACTCTACAGTGATATTTGTCAGTTTAAATTTATCAACGATAACTTTGGTTTTGCTACGGGTGATCAGGTACTGCAAGCCAGCGGTAAAATATTACAGGAAATCCTGGAAGATGATGAATTCTGCGGAAGGATATCCTCCGACCATTTTGCTCTCCTGCTAAAGTATAATTGCTGGGAACACTTAGACAAACGCATGCAAAACTTTGTTAAAAAGCTGAATTGCTGGCGTAAAGCGAAAACCGATATTCCTTATAAAATTGATTTCGTATTTGGTGTTTGTCTGATTGAAAAAAATGCTACTATTGACCTTCATCAAAAACTTGATTTAGCCAATTATTCAAGACGCTACGCAAAAGATACTCCAGGCAGTTTTATTGTTTTATATGATGAAAAAATGCGTGCTCAGGCACTTTTAGCACAACAGTTGGAAAGCCGCTTAGATCAGGCTCTGCAGGAAAATGAATTTGTAGTCTATTATCAGCCCAAGGTTTCTATGAAAGATGGCTCCATTATAGGAAGCGAAGCTTTAATTCGCTGGAACCATCCTGACAAAGGTTTTCTGATGCCAGGCGTATTTATCCCTATCTTTGAGAAAAACGGTATGGTTAAAAAAGTTGACTTGTGGCTGTTTGAAGAAGTTTGTAAAACAATGCGCACTTGGTCAGAAAAAGGCTATCCGCTTTTCCCTGTTTCCTGCAATTTTTCAAGACTACATTTTCAACAAAGTGATTTCCCTGCACGAATCTGTGAAATCGCTGACCGTTGGAATGTTCCGCACCATCTTTTAGAATTGGAAATAACCGAAAGTGTCCTATTGGAAGAATCAACGACTATTGCAGAGGTTTTTCAGATACTTAAAGAAATGCAATTCAAAATAGCCATTGACGATTTCGGCTCCGGTTATTCATCTTTAGGTCAATTACAGCAACTGACTGCAGATGTTTTAAAACTAGACCGCAGCTTTGTAAGCCACGGAGTTACAGGTATGCGTGAAAAAATAGTTGTCGGCAACGTAATCCATATGGCCGGAGAGCTTGGTATGCAGGTAATCTGTGAAGGTGTTGAAACACAGGCACAATCCATAACACTACAGGAAATTGGCTGTAAATATTCGCAGGGATTTTATTTTTACCGTCCTATGCAGCTGGAAAACTATGAAAAATTACTTGTTGCAGATAACTAAAAATACTGCAAAATAATCTATTGATAATTAAAATATAAAACACCGCAGAAATCTGCGGTGTTTTATATTTCTATGCTAAGTACAATAATGCACGTATTTTAATAATTCCACTTCTGTATAGACAAATGTAAACAAAACCTTACTAAATATCTTTCATTTCAAAAACAGTTGATAAATGATAAAATAAAAATATGATAATTTCACTGATAATCTTAAATAAAATACACTTCATTTAAAAAAGTGCAAAAACCGAGGGGATGCGATAAAATGGCAACGCTGCTACAAGAGATATTGACAAACAACCATGAATTTTTGGTAAATAACAAGTATACAAAAGAAATATCCAAATATCCGCAGAAAAAGTTTGCCCTGCTCACTTGTATGGACACCAGACTTGTTGAACTGATCAACAAAGCACTGGGCATCCACCGAGGCGATGCAAAAATAATTCAAAATGCCGGAACCTCTTTAATCGGAGAAATGGGAGAAACCGTAAAAAGTCTTTTGCTAACCATCTATGTTTTTGATATCAAAGAAATTTTCATAGTCGGACATTATGATTGCGGTGTCGCTCTGACATCATCAAAAGACATATTACATAATATGAGAAGCAGAGGCGTCTCAGAGCAGCAATTAAAACTGATTGAAAAAGATTTTCAAGTTTGGCTTGATCCTTACACCGACCCCGCCAAAAATGTACTTACAGTCATTAAAAAACTTAAGGCAAATCCTTTTATTCCCAATGATATACCTATCCACGGACTTATCATTGACCCCCATACGGGTAAACTTGATCTTTTGGCAGATGGCTATAAAGAGACTTAAGACAAATCGTGCTCCCTGTTTTTTAGCGTCGTCAAATTTTTAGTTTTTATAATCACTATTCTAATATATCAACGCAATATTTTGGTCATTGCCAATATTCTACAAGACACCTCTTTACTTTATCGTTACAATAGTTTTGTAATGCTTGGAGCTTATAAAACATTGTATAGAAAAGAGGCTTATTATGAATCTGCAAAATGAAAAATGTGTCATCGTCGTTGACGAAGCGCTGCCGTTAGGAATTATTGCAAATACTGCTGTGATATTGGGGATAACCCTAGGCAAAACCATGCCTGAAGCAGTCGGTCCTGATGTAAGCGATCAGACAGAAAAGAGTCATCTCGGCATTATAAAATTCCCTGTTCCTGTCTTGAAAAGCTCTGCAGAAAAACTTAAATATATCAGGGAACAACTCTATCAAGACGATTTTCATGACCTGCTCGTTGTTGATTTTTCTGATTTAGCGCAGAGCTGTAAAACTTATGATGATTTTACTCAAAAAATGACTCAAGTACCGGAAAGCGCTTTAAAATATTTTGGTCTTGCAATCTGCGGCTCAAAAAAGAAGGTTGCTAAACTTACTGGAAGCCTGCCTTTATTACGATAATTTTATATTTTTGCCATTCAACTTTCAATGCCAACCCATTTATTTTCAAAACAAAAAATCCATGCAAACCGTAAAGTCTGCATGGATTCTACATTTTCAATTGGTGGACAATAGCGGAGTCGTTACGAACAGACTGAGGTTTTACCCGTATTATTTTGAAGAAACTTTTATTTTTACACAAGCAAGCTAATAAAAAATAGATAGGCAAAAGCCTATCTATTTTTTATTTATCTTCTCTTTTCATCTGAGCAAGCCAGATATCAAATACCTTTCCTTCCGGAGCATCAGGATCATGCATATAAGCCTTTGCCATTTTTACATAGGTACTTGCTTCACTGCCCAGAACATCAGAGAAATCACTGTAAAGCATATTCATAGTATAATAAAAGTCAGCTTTCTCCTTTATACCATTCTGTTCTGCCAAAGGATTGGTTTTTTCCATTGACCAATGCTCACCAGTTGTCCCGTCTACATTACGCATTGCAGAAACGGCTTTTTTCGCCAGTTCTTCATCAAAATGCGGACCATAGGCCAGGCAGTGTACCTTATACATAGCACAGTAAAATTCTTCCGGGCAATGTCTACGAATTTTCTCCATTGTTTCGCTTACTATATTTTTCAGCTCTTTTTCCTTCGTTTCATTCCCGACGATTTTTTCAAAGTATTCCAGATACTTATGCATAGTCTTTCACCGCCTACGCCACTTTTATGATCGTAATGCTGGCATTATTTACTGTCGCTGCCGCACTTGATTGAACCTGCAGTACGGTAGTATTATCTATTGCATAGCAGGAAGGGAGTTCTTTAACTAACGTGCTAAAACTGATATTATAAATATCTGCCGCCGCACCTGTAATAGTAGCCTCAGCACCCGGAACAGCAGTGCCGTTGCTAATTAACTGCAAGGTTATATCTCCTGCCGCTGCAGGTGTTACATTGCCATTGAATGTTACTAGATATAATCCATCAGAAGCAAGCGTTATGCTGTTGCTGCCAGCAACATGAACTACAGAACATCCGTTTCGTACACTATTGGTATTAAAATCTAAAAAGCCTTCTGCTACTACTGTTTGATCTGCTACTGTTACCGCGGTCAGCGCAGGCCTTTGATTGCAATTACATGCCATTTTTATCAGTTCCTTTCATCAATATAATCAAAGAGGACGGTTTGCACCGCCCTCTTTCTTTGGTGCAATTAATGCACTTTACTTAGCAGCCACAGCCGCAGTTATTGGCTGCAGTATAAGGGCTGCAGGTGATGTAAGCAGGTTGGGGAAACGGACGTAAAGTGCTGATAATATTAGCACTTTGAGCTTGCTGGCTCAGTTGGAAGTTTGCAGTTTGCAAATCTCTATCTCTGTCAGCCAGTTTATCCCGCAAATCCTGCATAGTGTTTGCATTGATCAGTGCGCGGGTAGCTTCGCCCTCTGCATGAATAGCATTGGTAATCTCGCAGGTATTACGATAATTTTCTGCACGTACTGCATCAATATTGCGATTAGTTTCACAGCAACATTGCTGTGCAGCAAAACGGTTTTCTGCAATAGCTGCACCGATAGTGCTAAAGCCATTAAGCATAGTCGTGTTCTGAGCATAGAACCCGTCACACAAACCGTTTTGAACACCACGGATACCATTCTTGATATCCTGGGCATCAAAGCCATTAGCCAGATCGGAACGTGTCAACGCACTTTCCAGTCCATTGTTACGATTATTACCCCATCCGCCCATCAAGGCAAACAGTACGATGATCCACATAAACCATGCGCCACCGCCATAACCAAAACCGTCACCGTAATTATTACGGTTTAAATCCATTACAGGTACTACGCCTGCTCCACCTTCCATAGTCATAATTGATTCACCTCATAAAATTTTATTTTAAAAATCTGACGCGCGCTATCAGATTCTTAGACCAAATTGGGAAAGAAGTTGATTCAGCTGTTGATCATCCATGCCTCTTTGTCTGGCCAGATTCCGTACGGTTTCCTGTAGCTGTTGCGGGTTTTTACCGCGCCCCATCTGCATGGCTCTTTGCATCAGCGGATCATTACCAAACATTTGCTGGAAGATTGCCATTGGGTTCGGACTGTTTTGTATTTGCCCGATCATCTGTATTAATTGCATTGGATTCATTATCTTTCTCCCCCTTCAAGTATCTTTCCAAAGATTCTACTTTCTGCTGCAGGGTTTCAACAGTATCCGCATCAGCATATCTTTTCGGAACATCCGGATTTTCTTTTGAAAGTCGATATGTCTGAACAATGGGCAGACCATTCATATTTATTGCTTTTGCATAAATACAATTATCTGCAGGACAGATAAAATACGTAAATGTTCCGTCTAAATCTATTTGAGCGGCTTTTACTTCATCAAAGCTCCCTACTGTCCGCCCTTTTAATACTGCAGGCATGGCTGGTGTGTTATACTGTGACTGCATCATATTTTGCTGCTGATAGTTTGGCATCGGCTGCATTGGTTGAGGATATTGCACCTGTCGTTGCTGTTGGCTGGGAAACATATTAACTCCCGGTACATAGAGATTATTAAACATCTTTTACTCCCCCGTTCTCTTTGATTTACTGTATTATATATAAATTTTTCTCTCTAAAAAGGACTATAAAAGGACATAAAACAGACAATAAAAAACAGCCCGTTTGGGCTGTCATAAACAAAAGCAGTTATCAAGTAATCCTTGATAACTGCTTAAATTTTTTATTAATGCCTAACGCCAGGCTTGCAAAATCCATGTCCATATGGTTTTGATTTGATTGAGGAATTCTCACGAACTTGTCTGAGCGATATATTTAAACTTCGAGGGTCTACTCCACCGGCGTTAGGCATTAATATTTTAGCACATCAATATTTTTATTTTCAATAAACTATGAAAAAAATCTTTAACTCAAACACAAGATTTTCTATAAAATTTTCTCCTTTTTTTAATTGACTTTTTCTATAAACCAATAGTATAATATCCACCGGGACGACGGTATTGCTGCGCCGTACTCCTACAATTTTATGTGAGCGTAAGAGAAGTGAACCCCTTTGGTTAGATAATTCTAACGAAAGGGGTTTACTTCTTGAAGAATTTGACTTTTTCAATGAACCAATAGTATAATAACTATAAAGAGATAGTCGGTATTGGATCACCGGCTCTCCCCGTAATTAAAAAATTTGACGGAAGGCCGTGTAACCGCAGGTTATGCGGTTTTTCTCATTTTATTTTCGAAATGAGAGAATGACTACTATAAGAGTTGCAAAACCTATCATTAAAGATAAGGTTTCATAAACAGTCATAGCATCACCCCCTACTCTTTTGGAGTAGGAAAACCGATTACCGACTATCTCGAAAATTATTATAGCATAACTAAACATATTTTTAAATAACAGGGAATATACCCCGGTTATTTCTTTATGATAAGCAAAAAGCCCTCTCTGCTTAACAGAAGGGCCTTTTGTATAACGGATGGTGAAAGGATGAAGTACCTAACGCCAGCCAGCAAAAGAAAACGAGTCGGAGTTGGAGGTTATTGCATGTTGTCAACCGAACAAGAGAAACTATATCTGCTTTCCTAAAAAAGTCAAACTGTTTCTTTAACTAAACCTGCACCTTTACTAAACTGTCGTTAGGTTCAAATATATATTAGCACCACTTTTTTAGGTTTTCAATATCCTAAAGCAATACTATTTTTTTATAAACTAAAATGAATATCAAAACTAACGACTTTATTTATAACACTCTTATCAATACCAAAATCCCTCGTTGCATACGCAACGAGGGATTTTGGTACTTTTGGGCAAGGATTAAGATTTTGTGCCTAACGTCAGCCTGTAAGGTAAATGAGTGGAGAGTTAGATTTGGGATAACACTATTGCCCGTTGTGGTAGGACATCAATCATACACCTTTACTGAACTGACGCTAGATACAAATATATATTAGCACCACTTTTTTAGGTTTTCAATATTCTAAAGCAATATTATTTTTTCATAAATTAAAGGAAGCCACTAAAATCAGTGACTTCCTTTTTCATATAATAAGATCAGCAACCTTATTATTTTTGTAATGCTTTTTCACAGTTTTGTTTATTCAGTATTTCGTGGATCATCCGGTAACTTTTTCGCAGATCCCGTACTACAGTTTTTTCAGATAGCCCGAGACGGTCAGCTATTTCATAATTAAGCAAGTGCCGTATAAACCGCAGTTCCAGTATTTCCAGCTGGCGCGGGGTCAGCTTTACTTTCTCTATTACTTCCTGAAATTCTTCTTTGGTCGGTATATCGTCCAGTATATGACGAACTTTCAAGTTTGTACGGTTCATCGTTTCACCTGCTCGCTATTATTGCTCCTGCTACTGCTCCTCCGACAATTCCCCAGCCAAGCTTTTGGATCTGTTTTAGCCTACTTTTCTTTTGCTCCTGTTTTATTTGAGAGCTCAATGTCTCTAAGGATTTGTTTTGCTCTGCTATTGTCTTGTTGGAGTTCTTTAACAATTCCTGAACCTGTGTCAGCTCGTTCTTGCCCTTCTGATAGGATACGTTCTGCTCTTTGATTAGCTTCTGCAGCTCGTTCGAGTTCCTTTTCTGCTGCTCCAATATGTCCGACAGCTTTATCAAGCGACTTTCCGAGTTCTCGGTTATCTCCCATAACTCCATGAACTGTTCCCTGGACATCGTTATTGTTTCCGGTAGATCCTCCCGATTCGCCGCCGAACATATACCAGGCAATAACAGCAATAACAAGGACAGCAAAAATAATACTATACCGGTGATCATATATTTTCTCATACACGGTTAAACCTCCTGTTCCGTCTGCAGTTAATAATATAGTTTAAGAAAAAACCGCCTGCAAAACAAGAAGCGCCACAGCTCCAACTACGATTCCAAAAATACACGCTTTCCCGCATTGTTTATTACGGTATTTTTCAATACGGTTCTGAACGTTTACAGTGAAATCCTCAATATCTTCCGAAGCACTGCTGAGAAAATTTGTTAATCTGCCGATTTGTTCTAATAGCCATTCCATGATAAAACTCCTCCTTAATCAACAACTTCTAATAACATACTGTTTCCGTTATCCAGTATCCATCTTGATACTTCTTCACCGTCTGCGTTTTGCATCCTCAGGCATCCATATGTGGGAACCCAGCCCTGATACGGAGCAAACGGGTCAGCAAGGCCGCTGCCGCCACCATGTATATCACGATATCTGGAATCACCGGTATGGATATAAAAAGTTCCATATGCTGCACCCTGTTCTGCCGCTAAATCCATCCCCGGGTAATCTGCGCTTACCGTATAGTTTCCATTAGGCAGGGATTCTCTCTCCTGCCCAGCACCATTATAGCCAGGTACAATAGCGCTGCGGCATTCATAATCTTTTATTACCTGGCCTAAATCATCCATTGTGTATAGTCTCTGTTTTGATCTTATGTACTGTAATTGCATTTTCTTCTACCTCCATTCTTTCTATAGCCATTTTCAGCGCTTCATCCTTGCGCCAATCACCGCCAAATTTTATTCGTAAAGGGTCTAAACAGTTACGCATAGCCTTTAATACCTGAACTGCTTCATCTACCGTTAAAATCATTATGCGGTCTTCTTTCGGGTTGTTTTTCGTCTTCGTCAGATATGCCATTCCCATTACGGTCTACAAGCCTACGGCTTAATGCCAGCAGGCTTCCCAGAAGTGGAGCTCCGCAGATAACGAGTATTATATCCTTTAGTTCCGGCAGCCCTGCCTTATTCAGCCAGAATGTGAAATATACCCAGGTTCCGATGTATAGCAATATCGTTCCGAAAAGCAGATACAACGCTGCATAGATTGGCCACATATTGCCGCTGGATATCGCTATATCCGGCAATTTTGACATACCTTTTTCCAGCCAGCCTTTTATTTTTACAAGCACTTATTGCACCCCCTGTTTTCCACGTCCGGAGGATTCTGAGGTAACTGCAGGACCTTGTTGTAAATTTCGGTAATCGCACCATTCCCGCCAAGAGCTTTATAACTCCTATACATGTCCATTATGTTTTCCATATTGTAGATAGGTATAAATCTTTTCTCCTCTGATTTATGATAGATACTTATGATCTCAGTTCGGAGCAAACTTCTTATAGCATCGTCTCGTGCTACTTCCTGCTTGTTCCTTTCCTCGATCTCTGCCCGGTATTTAGCATACATTTTCCATAAAATACCCAGCAATCCGCTCTGCAGCAGCAGGCTTACTGTTGTACCTATATGAGTTTGTATATACTCCAAGATGCTCCACCCTTTCTGAATCAATTTAACTTTTTTATTTCAAGGTTACTGTTACCGCCCTTCCATTATTACTGCTAAAGTAATTCATTACCGGATTTTCGCTTGAACCAAAATTATAAATATAATTCGTCCAATTATTATTACTTACGAAACCGGATAAACCTAAGGTATAAAGCTGACCGTTGATATACGCGCCAATGCTGGTTATTTCAGTAGTATTGCCGCTCAAAGTTATGAACATGTTATTGACTGTATATCCGCCAGTCATGGGGTCCATAAAAACAATAGCATTTATTATTCTGACTGTTTTTCCCTTAAATGTCGTAGGCGAAAGGCTTCCATACTTGCCGGAATAATAACCGGCTTCTGACATAAATTCACTGGCCATAAGCATGCCTACCGTAAGATTGAAGACTGTAACATCTTCTTCTAATGCTGCAGAAACTTGTAAGTTATCGGTAACAATTACGCTTAAAGGGTTGCTTGTTAAATCCATTTTATTTTCCTCCGTTTCTTATCACGATCAGGTCAATTTTAAGTCAAAGAGTACTGAACATTGTATAACCTTTTAATGCAGACTTTGTTTTCCATTTTTAACCCTCCTGACAATAAATCTTTTCCAGTTTTTCTTCGCCTTTGTAACCGGTAATCAGTAAAGAAGTGCCTTTCTTCACTAAAATTGCATAAGGACATTGGCCATTCACACTAAAGTTATATTCCCCGGAATCAGGAAATGTTACTTTAGCATATTCTGCCATAGTCATTTTTAATGAATCGTTCTCGTTTTTAAGCGAAGCGTTCTCGTTTTCCAGCGTTTCGTACTTGCTTTTAGGTACGCCGCCAAGTAATTTTATCAACCAGTTAATCATTTTCTTCCTCCATTATCACGCCGATTTTTGCGTCACTCTCGAATACCGCTGCTATTCTGCCGTCCTCGTCCGTATACATTGAATAAGTACCCGTGATTTGCCATTGCGTAAATTTATATCCGCTGTTTGGCGTACACAGTAAAGTAATAGCTGCTCCATAATTGAATGTAAACGTTGTACCGCCATTTCCGTTTATCGTTATCACGCCATAAGCAGGCTGAACTACTGTAACCTTGAATGTCTTTATAGTTGCCGCCGTAGCGCTCACCGTAATATTGCCAGTCAACGTACCGCCTGTAGTCGATAACGTGCCGGCATTGTAACCGGTATCCGCAGCAATAGAAACTGTATATTCCGTACCATAGGGCAGAGTGACCGAACTGGTATATTTTTTTCCGTTCGCCGTTACCGTTATCGTTTGGTGGGCGGATTGTACAATACTTATTGTCAGATAACCGCTTATGGCAATAGCGTAAGTTTTACCGTCAGATTTCCTGTATATCCTTCCTGCAGTAGTACCGGCGGCGCCAACGGTACGCAAAGCAACAAAACATGTATTACCATCAACTTTCAACTTTAGGTTAGGGCTTCCCGCTTCGGCTTCCGTTGAATAAATATCACATGAAACTGCCGCTTCTCCATTTTTCTTTATGTACAGCTTTTTGCTTAAAGTCGCCATGTTCACACCTCACTCTACATAAAGCTCTGAACCGTCAGGAAATACTAAGTGCCCAGAAGAATTAAAAACACCTGCATTTATATAGCTCAGAGAGTTCCAGTCAGTAGCACCATTGCCGAATTTCATTTTGAATGTATCTGTTTCTAACCCTATTTCACCTTTTGCTAAAGTCGGATTTTTATCTTGCCAATTTGCCGCCGTATCATTTCTGCATGACAAAGATTCGATATTCAATGTTACTTTAGCCATTCTTCACACCTCATGCATTACCGCAGTTTAGTATAAACGTATCAGAATTCTTCACATAGGATGCACCGTCAGACAAGCTTTCAACTTTAGTCTTTGCAATGTTGGTATTAAAGTTTGCCGTCGCCCGTTCATCCGTGTAATATAATTTGCTTCCCTCGGCGATATCGCTCGTAGTAAGCGTTACCGCGCCTGTTTTTCCGTTGACAGATAATACTGCTGCTGTTGCGCCTCTTAACTGTATCCAGTTATCTAAGACACTTGCCGGAGACTGCTTTAAGATAAAGCTTCCAGCTCCGTCTGTTCTAACTGCGACATCACCCGTTTGGGCTTCAAGCGCCAGCATTTCTTCCTCATTGTCTACTACATGCGGCTCAGTAATTGCAAGGGCAGGAAGAATAGATTCATCAAGTTTGCCGCTCTCATTCAGCATCGGCACATTACCTGCAGCTGAACCAACATTTTTAGTTGCCGCTGTGCCGATCCCGGTTATTTTACTCGTAGACAGATTCGGAATATCGCTTTCAGAAAGATTGGTTGCCGTTGTTACCCGTCCTTTGGCATCAACCGTAACTTTGGTATATGTACCTGCAGTAACACCGCTGTTTCCCAAATTTGCCTGTATGGCAACGGCCGCACTGCCGTCAAAAGAAGCAGAACCGCTAACATCACCGGAAAGCGTTATACTTCTGGCCGTTTTCAGCTTCGTTGCTGCAGTTACCTCACTTACTGACATCGTACCGTCAGAAGCAACAACGACTTTATCTGTTCCGGCAGCCTGCGATTTTACGCCGCCTAAGGTACTTGTCGTAGCAGTAGGAAGATCATATTCATTACTGCTGGCGTAACTCAGCTCCTGCCACTTTGTTATACCATCACCAAACTTAAATTTTTTAGTGTCGATCTCTACGCCCATTTCACCTTTGGCTAATACTGGATTCTTACTGTTCCAATTTGCCGCCGTGTCATTTCTCATTTGCAGAGTTTCGACTTTTAATGTTTGCGCCATTATGCTTCGCCTCCACTTATAATTTTTATTTCAGTGTAGTCTCTGCCTACACAAAAATACTTACTGTTTTCTTCGTCCCAGCGGTAACAGGCATTACTGTTTATGTCTATATACAGCGCTGAAACGCTGCCGCGGTTTGGAAACTCATATACAGAAGAATATTGCTTTATACTGCTTCCATCCCGGACAGAAGGTATACTTATTTTACCCTTTGCAGAACTTGCCCCTTGTAAAGTACCCTGTAGATTCATTAAAACGTCACCTCTTCTTCAAGTCTGAATTCATGTGGTGTTATTATCGTATCTACATACCCGTCAGATTTTTTCAGCTGCACATCATATACATAATTCCCATATTCCAGGTTTTCTGTATCTTCCGGCTGTATTTCAATTTTCCCTGAACTTGCATCCTTCTGTATCAGGATATCCCTCGTTTCGGTATTAGCCTTTACTGTAAAAGTGATCTCGTCACCTTCTGCCGGGGTATATTCATCACCATTGGTATCGGTTATAGTCAAAGTAAAGATCGCGCTGTCTCCTCGTGTTAGAAAAATTTTATTCTTAAATATCCTAAACATAGCGGCTTCTCCTTACTCTATCCAAAATTCCGAACCGTCTTTTAAAACCACATGCCCGGCACTGTTATAGACGGGGGCCCAATCGGTAACAGCGGTTTTCATACTCGCAGGGGTTATATAAGTTTCAGTGCTCTCGCCTGCCTCAGCCTGTTCATTAGTCGCCGGGGCTATCACACTTTTTCGCATAACATAACTGGCGCCGCTGTCAGTTACAGAACTTCCATCTGTTCCCCAAGTCGGCTCACTCGTCCCTGTTTTCCCCGCCGTTACTACTACCGCTACAAGACCGGATTTCATAGACGGTGAATAAATTACCTGGCCTACTACCAGCTGTGTTTCCGGCTGCCAAAGCCTACTTACCAAAACCTGCATCAGCTGGTTCTGATTTTCAAGAAACGTCTGTATATCATCATCTGTAGTAGGGTTTTCATCTGATGGGTATCTGTTGTAATTAGAAAAATCCAAACACTTAGGTAAGCTCATTTTTTTGTGCTCTCCTTTCCTCTGCAGTCTCTTTTATAAAGCCCTGCCATGTGATATCTGCAGTAGTTGCTACCGCTGCACCCGTACTGTCGATAATTTTTATTACGCACGGCGTTTTTGATACGATCTGCGGGAAAATCCCCTTTCCATCCACAACCTGCACACTGTCTATCCTAACGCTCGTCGTGTAGTAATTCGGCGTTTTTATCGGCAATGTCAAACCGTCTTCCGGAATAACAAGATTCTCAAAATGCTCCTGCTGGTCAGGAACATCTATTATTGCCAGCAACTTATACAATACTGTTGCTGACCCGCTTTCCGGTGTTTCAAAGCGAATGTCTATTACATCCCCGCCTGAAACTTTTACTTTTGTCGAATACTGTTTGTACAGATTATCTTTTCCCCTGATTTTGTACATTAAATTAGAATAGCCACGGATATCATACTTCAACCAAAAATTGCCGCTGGCTGGCGCTGTAAAGAATGTCGCAAGATAGAATGACGAAAATGTTCCGTCCCAATGATTTACGTTTTTACCCTGCCAGAAATGATTTGTTTTACTTTTCCAATAGGCGCTGGTCTGATTAGAATGGATCGTTCCGTCTTCTGCTATGCTGCCGTCAGTTTCTATCTCGCCCCAGTTATTTTCCGAAAAATCTTTGGTATAAAGGACGTTTTCTTCTAACGGCTCACCAAAATCTACAACGCAGGCAGCGTAATTTTTACTTTCCTGTCCGGCATTATCTACTGCCTTTATCATTATGGTATGTTCGCCCTGTCTTACTGTAGATGTTTCGTAAGGCTGAGTTACAACTAACCCTTCCTGGACTAAATAACCATTTTCCCAGTTCGGCGTAGTACCCTGAATGTACTTAAACTTAAATCCGGCAATATCGTTAGGATCAGGATATTCAAAGCTCCAATTATAACGTCTGGTCCCGTTGGCCAGTACCTCAGTATCCAGACTGGTTACATCCGGAGGCTTTTTATCTTCCCCTATCGGGATCGGGCCGTAAATAACGCCGCTTGATTTCGTTATCCCCAGTACCGTAACAACTTTGATCCAATATTCTGTATTAGCTGTCATATCAGTTTCGATTTGCGAAGCACTGATTTGTGACTGTAAAACACTGTAGGTATTACCGCCATCAGAAGATATAAGCACCGTAAACCTGCCGCCGTTACTGGGTATGTTCCAAGAGGCATACAGCCTTGATACCCGCCGCCCGTCTTCTGTAACATACGTTATCTGCGAAGCATTCAGCCCTGTAACGTTTTGGGCTGTTTGGCTCGGTGTCGCATACTGGATAGGAGGGATCTCATAATCTTCGTTATAAAGATTCTCATTATACTCGATGCACTCTATCTTTCTTGTGAAATCCTGCTCTCTGGTTATCGACTTAACGACAAACGGCTTACTTCCCACATTCGCCAGCGCAAGGTCAAAAATATCATCGACCTGAGGCGGATCATCTTCCGCAAACGGTGTCAGTACATATACCTGGCACCAGCCATTTTCATTTCTTTCGATCTCCACGGCACTTGAATAAAGGTTATCATTGACGGTTCGGTACATGATTCGATATGAACCTTCTGTACTATCGAGTTCTACCGGCAGTAACAGCGATCTTCCGCTTATCGCATAAATACGCCCGCTTTTCGCCCATTTTGGAACATCATGTGCGACCAGGATAACGTCCCCCAGCGTACAGGCTATTGCGTCAACATTCGCCTGAAAGCTTATCGTCCTTAACTGATATTTATTGCAATAAAGCTGATATACACCTTCCCTGTACGCCTGTTCGTAACTCGTTATTCCATCATAGGTGATTTGCGCCGCCTTTTCTTCTTCCTCCTGATCATACGTATCGCTGTAGATACAAACCGTCTGCCGGGAATAGTCGCTTGCCGCATCGGTATAGGTTACTTCTACAAGGTTGGCACGATCTGAGGTCTGCAAAAATTCTTCCTGAAAGCTGCCGCTTATAATATTGCCCATTCCAAACATCTGTACCGGCTGTTTTACGCAATCCCATACACACCCGTATCGGGTGCCAAAGCGCACTACCATGCCACGGCCGACATTTGCGATTTTCTGATTGATAACTTCCAGCATATCACCAGCCTGGTTGATTTCGATGTTGATTTTGAAGTTTTTGCTGTCGCAGAAATCAGCCCATTCCTTAAACTGGTCATACAGCATAAGCTCTTTCTTTACGCCTCTTACCTCATATTCAAAAAGCAATGTATTCACGTTATAAAGCTGGCTTGCCATATGGATCATGTCATAACATGCCCACGCTGGATTATCAGAAGCTTTTTGTTCGTATATCTCGGTATACGGATTCCATACCAATACATACTCACGGGTTTTTAAGAAGCTTACCGTCGGACTGCCGCTGATCTGGTCAGTTGCCAGGGCTTTTATTCCGACAAGGGCTATATTGGGATAAGAAAAATCATCGTAGACTATGGATGTCACGCTGCTCCAATAACACCTTACGGAAGCACGGCTGTTCGTAACCTCATGGCTCCGGGCTATAACCTTCATTTTGACTTCATATTCACCGGAAGGAAGATTGTCTACCCGCCATTCTCGCCTGAGCGCCGAAGACTGGCTGCCGTTGACCCTTTCACCGATAAACTGCGTCCAGTCTGTTTCCCCTTTCTTTCTGTAAAGGCCCTGCAGTTCTACCCACGCATTACCCAACGAACCATTATCTTCTGCATAGTATAAACCGCTCGAAAACTCAACTTTTGCAATAATGCCTTCCGTAGCATTCCCCTGAGCGGAATCAATTCGCTCTGTTTCCAAAAGTTGATAGCCGAGTGATTTTGTAAAGTAGGTATCGTTAAAGTTACTGATTATCGGCTGATTATTTACGCCCTCTCTGGTCTCTAAAGTCATTCCTTCGTAATACTCTACCGGATTATCATTTACTAAAACATTAGAGATAGTTAGCGGGCCTTCACCTGCAGCAATAAGCCAGTTAAGATATTCCTTATCGCTTGCTATGCTCACAAATTTTGATATTGTCTGACCAGCACTTTTTACTGTGCCGTAGGTGATTGCTATGGCATTATTCTGCCCTTCCATCGTTTGAACGTCGCTCCAAGAATACGTCGGGTTATTTTCATAGCTGCCATATGAGCCCAAGTCAGAAGTACCATAAAAAGTTCTTCCTATAAGAGAAGAACCTATGAACATTACCGCTGCCGCCGTCAGATAACCGCCAAAGGCAGCTAAAGGTGCCACACCGGTAATAGCAAGCGCACTCGTGCTTCCGGCTACTAAAGCGCCAGCTCCCATTGCTACAACAGACAGGGCAACAGCAGCTATAACGCCTAAAACCTTACCGCCGCTTTTGGCTATGACAGGGAATAATACGACAAAATCGCCGGAGCGAACTTTTGTTCTTCCCTCTACCATATAACCATTTATCGTCGCCTGCAGTTCCACACCTTCTATAGCGTACTGCTCCAAAAGATCTTCTATAGAAGTCCCTTCACATTCTATTTGCTTTACTATTCTGCCCTCTGCGGGAGCAAACGGATTTTTAACGATTACCAGCCTTACCATTGCGATCTCCTATATATTCATAAAACCCGACAATCACTTTACGCCATGCCGGAGATTCAATGTGATCTATGCATACACCTATATTTTCCCTGATATGGATAAATTTACCGTTACCGATATAACAGCCTGTATGATTGACGATTCCAGGCGGCGCGCCAAAACGAATAGCGATGACACAAGGAGCTGATAATTCACCTTTACTTACTTCACGCCATACGCTTGTTTTTACAGCCTCTGTACAAATTAAGGAATTTATTTTCTCCACGTCGTCAAAATCAGCCGTGAACTCCGGCAAGTCTATTCCGAACCGCCGATATACTTCCATTACCAAACCATAACAATCTACGCCGCTTGTTATATCCCTGCCTCGATTTTTAAACTGTACCCCAATTAGATCGGCGTAATTTATTGTTTTATCCATTGATGTACACCCCTTTCTGGTCAATACCCGGGAAGCCGCCAAAACGTTGGCTGTTGTTGCGTTCCCGGCAGTCCTGCAGAGTATGGTTACATGTTTTCAGTTCGCTTGTCGCCCCACAACGAAGCCCTTTATATTTAAAGGGACAGTTATTTTTCATATACCTGTTTAAAGGACGACGTGTTTTTGAGCTGTAGCCGCTGCCTAATGTAAATGTTATGTACTGCTGATTGACAGTGCATTTCTGAACTACATAGTGTTCTTCTACTTCCGCTACGGCCGCTTCCAATGCTTTACTGTTTACAGCGCGTACAATGACTTCTGTATTATTTCCGCCGCCAGCTTCTTCGACATAATACTGCAAAGCCTGGGATACATTATCTACCTGGATTTCCAAGTTTGGATCACTGCCGGTACTGTCTTCGCCTACTTCACCTAACGAGAACGGAAACGCCTGATACAAATTACCATTCCAAATTACGTCCTCGGTGTTATAACAAATGCGTATCGGTTCTTCAAAGCAAATATCCAGAAGTATGATAAAGGCGCTGTCTGTAGACAGCTTATTTTTTTCTGCTTTAGCAATAGCTGACAAACTGAGCATCTCACACCTCCGTCAGCTCTAAGGTTATGGTCCAATAATCTAAAGTGCTGAGTTCAACATTACTGACATTGGTTATCCGTACCTCTATTTTTTTATTCGTTGCAGGATTCGTCCAGTAAAAGCTCTGCGCCGAATACCTGACTGTTTTCGTTATAAACTCATAAAGAATCTCATATTCATCTTGCGGCAGAGAATTCCATTTCAAAGTATATTTTGCCCTGCTGCGTGTAAATTTGACCCGTGATTGCATACTGCCGTCTTCAAAATTACTACGCAGTGAATTATCCTCTACTTCCATACCTATCGGATAACTCGGAGGCCGTATTTCCGGAAACGTGATCACGAATTAGCCACCCCCTTCAAGAGTGTTTTAATACCGCCTCTATTAGTGCTTATAGCTTTTATAAGTATGCCTATAACATAACTTTCGCCATCCCAAGTAGTTGATGTCTGCTGTGCTTCGAGTGGAGTACCACTTTCATTGATAAGCTCTACTTTGATGTTGATATTATTGCTGCCGCTCCGGCTTTCGCCGCTGAACATTGCTTTTGTTTGCGCTGCGGTGTATACCCGCCCCGGCGTGCTAAAATCAACCACTTCCGGGCCTTCTTCTCCAACCAGATATAGTCCGGGAGAAGAATAACCGCCTTTAGCTCTTGTTCCTCCACCTATCTTTAAAGTGCTGGAAGGTACACTGGAAACTATGGTCCCGCCAAAATCCTGATATCTTATACCATTAGCAGCCGTTTTTATATTATTGGCGCCACCGATACCGAACATACTCATAATGGCATTCATAACCAAACCCTGCATTATGACTTTCATCATCATATTGAGAATGTCGTTAGTAAGGTTTTTAAACAATTCTTTAGATGCCTCGGAGAAAGACTGCTGTTCGGTGATCATATTCTGACCAAAGCTTTCAAACTCTCCGATAATGCTGTCAAAGCCATCTACATAAGTTTGATAAAAATCTGCCTGATAGTTTTTTACCACGTCCAAAGCATTTTCCCATGAAGCCGCCATATCTGAAGCTTGTGCCTCAACAAGATCCTGACTTGCCGCTGCATATTCCTGCTGGATACGAAGCATTTCTTCCTGCGTCAGCTTATCGCTTTCCAACATCTTCGCTAACTGCTGTTTATAGTTTTCCAGCTCTGCCATACGCATAGCGTCGATATTGCTGTAGTAATCTCCGTAACTGTCTTCCAACGCCTGCAGGCGTTCCATTTCCATGTTATGACTTTCAGTTACCCAGTCACGGTTATTCTGAGCTTCTTTCAGTTCCCGATACTTATTTATCTTTTCCTGAACAGCACCTATTTCTGCAGCATCTACACCAGCTACTTTTGCCCGTTCAACAGTCGAATTCATTTCTTCGATCTGCGCTTCGAGTTTAGCTTGTGCTATTTCCAGTGGGGACTGCGTAAGCTCCGCTATATCGACATCCAGATCTTTAGTGAGTTCATCTATTTTAGTTTTCCACTTTGTAAGCTCTTTCAGTGCCTTGTCTGCCGCCGTTTTAGCCTTCTTATCTTCTTCCTCAGCGGATTTATCGCCAAAATCTTTCAGCGTTAATCTCTTGGCTTCTTCCGCTGCTGCTTTTGCCGCTTCTACAGCATTTATCGTCATAGCCCTGGGGTTAAAATTCGGATTTTTTATTAAATCCCAATCATCACTTTCACCCTGAGAGTACTCACTGCCTTCAACAGCATGGATGTTGCCCAGTTCATCATATTCAAACGTGCCGCCGTTCTGGTAATGCTTATACTTCTCATAAGTTCCATAAACGGTTGCCGCTGCTACTGTAACAGCCCCAGCTGTAAGCAATCCGGCTCCGATTCCTGCTACTTTTACTGCATCATAAGCTTTTTCCAATTTTCCCAGGTAGCCTATCAGCGCAACAATAGCATCAATGGTAAGCCCAATTTTAAATACTGTATTACCAAACTGGTAAGCCATGCTTTCAGTATCATCTGTAAGCATCTGTATTGTAAGACCAAAACCAGCAAAAGCACTCCCTGCCTGCAGCGCCTTATTTGATAATTGCTGCAGTTTCTTTCCATGCTCTAATGCTGCATTTGCCGCTAAAATATGTTTTTCTTGAACATTAAGAGTTTGTCTTGCCAGATCCAGTTGCCCTTTAGCCGCTTGCCGCGCAGCCTGCAGTTGCAATTTTCCTGCTTCTTCGGCTGATAATCCCAAAGTTTGATAATACAGCGCTGCCGTTTTTAGCTCAATGGCAAGAACAGAATTATTCTTACTTATGGCTTTTGAAAAAGCCTCGTCAATAATTTTTGTTTCCCTTTTAGCCGCCCGTTTTTGTCTTTCAGATGCTTCAACAACGCTAGCCGCATTTTGGGCAGCCTGTATCTCCTGCTGATATGCTCCCTGTGCCGCTATTTTATTTTGATTCCAGTAGCCGTTGACCTTCTGTACCGCCGTACCCAGCAAAGTCTGCGCCTGATATGCGTTATCAGTCTGCGTAACTACATTTGCAATATCTAAAGCAACGTTACCAATTTTCCACGCCGCAAAAGCTATGCCGACCTCTTTAGTATGATCCGCTAAAAAACCTGCGGCTGTACCGGCTTTTTCCAGAGCGGGAGTAACAATAGTACTCGCCGCACTACCCAGCTCACCCATACCTTTTGCAGCGTTAACAACATGTTCGCTAAACGCCTTGATACTATCAACGGTTTCAGCATTCAACTCAAAAGTCTTCTGATTTAAGAACAGTTCGGCTATATCTTCCAGTATTTCCTTATAATAATCGTATAAAGGTTCCGTACCTGTCGCAGATGTTCTTGTGTAACCTTCCTTGATTTGATCCATCAAGCCAGCCATAGTTTTCGGCGTTTCCAAAGCTGCTGTTTTAAAACCTTCCATACGTTTCATAAGGAAGACGTACAGACCTTCTGCACTGTTTTTAGCTTCTTTGATATCGGCATCTGTAAGCCCCAAAGAGGTTGCCAGCGTACTGGATTGAGGACGGATACCGCCCTGCACCATATCACGTAATTCCTGTACGATCTGATTTCGGGGCAAACCTAATGATTTTACCGCGTTTACACCAACAGTTGTAAATTCTTTCAGCTGGTCTATCGTCATACCGGCTTCAAGACCCGGTCCCAGCAGGGCCCGGAATGCTTCAATTAAATCTTCACTGGTTGCAGCTGTTCTTAATGCGGCATCGTTTAAATCATTTAGGATACCATTAGATATCCGCATTGCTGTATTCCATTCCAGCGTTTTACCATCCAGTTCAGTCATAGACTGTAATATACCGGATATACCGATTTGATTCGTTTCCATGTTTTTGGCAAACTCATAGGGAGCTTTTATAAGCTCACCTATAGCTCCGCCTGCAGTATACATACCAGTCAAAGCCGCAGTAACACCTGCCGCCTGCGCGGTAATACCGCGAAAGATAGTGGATGTAGAAGAAGCGGTTTTATTCAGATTAGATAAATTTTGTTGAGCTTTTAAAAGCCCGGAACTCATATCATCAGTTAGAGATATCCTAACCCTTGTTTCTGCAACATTAGCCACTTCTTACTACTCCTTTCCTTACCGGATTTTCTTTCCTGGTCTTCTCAATAAACGCCTGTATTTCAATATCTTCCAACTTCTGTAATTTCTCCATCAGCAGTTCACTAACCCTGATTTTGTACCGATCAAAAATGTAGCTTGCACTCTGCCAGTCCACACCCTGCGGAACAGCACCGCCAATACCTATTGCACAACGTTTACAATTCCTTATCAAATACCACGCCATCATTGCTTCCCTGTTTCCTTCCATAAGCTCCGGCGGTCGGTATTTGCAGGTTTCACAGTCAAGCGGCTGCTTTGTTATTTCCCGGAGACGTCGGCAGTCTTTACAATATTCGCCTCGCTCACGCTGCCATTTGTCGAGGTCTTCAAGTTTTTTATTTCGTCCGTACGAATATTACTTGTCAGACTGACCGTAGTTGTATAAATAGCCATAAGCTCACCGGGAGAAAAACTATTTATATCTTTCACCCCGTACACATGTTCCATTACCCACGGAACAATTTTGCTCAGATATTCTTTCCCGGATACTTTATTTGCTGCAAGGCTGTCCGAGAATTCGTTATATTCCACATTTTCTTCCCATGTCATAGCTCTGCATTCCAACAATACTTTTTTAGCCATTTTTCCTTCTCCTTCCTTACGCTTCTACTGTTTTAGTGTATTTTTCAGTCTTATTGATCAAAGTCACAACTACGCTGCTGTTCTGTGCATTTTCTTTATAAAATGCGCTGTAATCCAGCGTTTGTTTGATTCCTGTAGGTCCGTCAATACTTGGCGTATTTCGAGAAATTTTCATTTCCGGATACAGGAAAGAAAGGCTAAAATCCCCTGTTTCAAAAAGAATTTCCGCACTGATAGTAGTGCTTTCTTCCGCATATTTGATAAACGTATCATCGGTGAAAAATGCGGTCATACTACCGGAAAGATTCAAGATACCTTCATTCAATGCTGCCCTGAACCCCTTGCCACCTATAGCGTAAGTATCACCGTCAAGGTTCATATTCATTTCCATAGATACTTCGGTACAAATAGCGACAAGTTCTCCGTTGATCTTAAACGAAGCCATAAAGTTACTGAAACGGTCAAAATTCAAGGTTCTCGGGGACGAGCTGATAGTAGCATCAAGAATAGTTTCATTTGCTCCCATCATGTCAATATTTGCCGTCAGTTCTCCGTCGCCGCCAACGGTAATACTCATAGTATTTACCTTGCAGCCGCTGTATTTTGCATAAACGCCAATATCAGGAAATGATTTTTCTATGATCAGCGAGGGCTGTCTCCGGGACGGCTTAAATACATGTTTGTATGTGCCGCCGGTATCTCCCGCAGTTGTAGTCGGTTCACCAAAAATAGCCATAAGCCAATAGCCAAAAGATGTTCCATCTACCGGAGCTACAAGTTGTCCTGCTACGTCGATATTACCCATAATCGGTTCGACAGGGTCACGCCGCCCTGTAATGGTACTTGGATCTGTTTTATTTTGTGTTGCAGTCAGGGCATTAGAATTAAACGGTAAAGAAATTGCCCTTGTCGCTAAATCACTGGGATCTGTTTTATATGCATCCTCAAAAGCAATCAAGCTTTGCGTATATACGCCTTGTTGCTGTTCGCCATTTGCCATTTTATTTCACCTCTCACTTTTATTAAAAATCTGTCATACCTATCGGTCCTAAAATCTGCTCAAACTCCCATTCCAAATGTATTAAAGCCGTCCATAACCGCCCCGCCTGGTCCACTTCGCCAGTGAATACGACTTGAAATACCTTCGGCGGAAGCTTTTTATCCTTGTAGTTATTAAGCTCCTGCTGAATTATCTGTATGATGTCAGATGCCAGCTTATAACTTCTCAGGATGTAAACCTCACTGTCGGTAACAACGTAATTATCTTCGCCTGCTGCTTCACTTGATACACCAACAACAAGATCGCAGGAATATTCAGCCTGTTTTGCCAGCCCTTCGACTTTCCCCGCATTATAAAACATCAGATACGGGACTGAATTTATATCCGGTACTTCGTTTGTATTGGCGTATTCTACAGCAACAGTTATTCCTTTGCCGAATTCCTGCTGGCAATAATCATCCAATGTTTGAGAGTTTTTCAGATATTCTGCCAGTTTCCGGCTCATTTCAACCATATTAATCTGCTGCAGCATTTAAATTCTTATACACCGTATATTTACGGCCCTTTCCTTTCTTTTTATCAAAACCGCCATTTTCCATATACTCCTGCACTCGCTGCCTTACATAGCCTGGTATTGCCGGTGCGATCAACATATACGATTCTTCAACGAACGGCCGTGCTGGCGTTGTCAGGGTCTCTGTCGTCGGCCTTAAATGAATGCCTTTCCTGTGGAAATCTCTCCGCATTCCCGGAGTTACAAGTTTCGTATAACCGAACTCCTGCCTGTTGCCCTCATAAGCCGCTGTACGGCTTGTCCAGCCAACACTTACGCTATTATTAGAGGCATTATAGGCATAACCTAACGCATTACGCAGTTTCCCGTACCATTCTTTTGGTGCTGTTTTTACCAGTTTCCGACGTTCTTTGAGAGGCCAGCGTTCCTGCCAATTTTGGCCAGGGAAATTACCGCGGATGTCTTTTTTCAGTTGCTTCTGGACCATATAGCCCGTACTTTTCAAAACGCTTCTTATAAACCTCGGATTATCCTGTAGCCAGCGTTTTATCTGCGGTGTTATATTATCTTCCAACGTGATTTTGAAATACATTATTTCTCAAATCCTCTCGCAAAGCCCTTATTATTCTTAGAGCACGACAAAACTATGGTATCGGCTATCGTGTCCCAAAGAGATAATTTATCAACCCGCCATTCACTGTTTTTGTGGATTATCTTATCTCCCGGTTTAAACCCCTGAATATCCTCAGCCAAGAAAGTAAATTCTGCTTCATCTCGAACCGCATCATTTACCGTAGTATTCCGAAAAAAGTTTTTTCGTACCGCTGCCGCCGCTCCGATATTGACTATTGCAGGTACTTCTTTGCCGTTATATATCACGGGTTCGACTAATTCACTTTGCCATATTGATTCTCTGACCGCCTCTTTTATGCTCATATGATCCACCTTAGAAAGAAGGCGGACTAAGCCGCCTTCCTGATTTAGTTAATTTTTACAAAAACCTGACCGGCAGAAGAAGCCGCGTCTTCCCATACGATACCAGCCAGGACTTTATCGTCTTCTGCCAACGCTGCAGGTTCTTCTGCTTCGGATAATGCCGCTGCCGCCGCAGGCGCGGTTGCTGTAATTTTTTTAGTGGTTTTGTCGTAATAAACTTTTTTGCCTTGTTTCAGTTCTTCTTCGCCTTTGGGAAGCGCAAATACACCTTCCATATAGACGGCGATCAAATCACCGGTAGACGCACTTGTCGCAGCAATACCGATAACGTCATTAATGACGATAATATCACCTCGTACAACGTCCGCAGTGCATACATAATCAAGATTCTCACCTTGTCGTCTAAACAACATTTTCTATCACTCCTTATAGCTTATTTACCCGGATTTTTTACCAGGCCACGAGTATCTAAAACATTGATTGCAAAATCGTGATACATACGGAATTTGATGCCCAAAGTGTTAAATTCTGCACCGGTTTCAATGATCGGCGCCGAATTACCGTTCAGATAGCAGACTTCAATGGTATAGACCTGCCCTTTGGTTGCTACCAGATAATAAGCGGTTTCGCCGCTCAATTCGTCCAAAGTAGCATCTACGATCAGCTCTAAATTACTGCGGCTTCTGTTAGCTGGATTGCTTACGCCGCTATTTTTACCTTCCGGATCAGCGGTAGAGGTCAAAAGCTGTTCTGCTGTAGTTTCCAACGCCGCCGGAACGATCAGATATTTCGGCACGATGTTGAGTACCATTTTTTCGCCCAGCTTTTGTTTACGCATCAGTTTTTTAGCTTCGCCCAGGGATTTTACAGACAATGCCGCAGCAGTTCCCAGATTGCCCTTGTCATTGCTGTAGTTTTCTGCTTTCACCAATGCCTGATATGCAAGATAGTTCTTGTAGCGTTCCATAGAAGCACGCATCAGACGAGGCACAGAAGTAAGGACATTCAAATCATCGTTGATCATCATTTCACGGCTGAAATTCATAGCGTCGCCATAGGTTGCCAGTTGTACGCCAACAGAAGCATCCTGCAGTTCGCTGTAGCTGAATTCGCCGCCTTCCGGAATTTTTACCGGCGCCATAGCGTCGTAAATAAGATAGCGTTTAGCTAGTTTGAAATCGCTGTTAGTGCCTGTTTGCGTCCATTCCTGATAAGTAGTTCCAACCTCAACATAACCGCTGGACATACTCTTGTGTGCTATATTATCTGCAATAGAAGCTAACGCACTGGTAGTTGTTAGCGCACGTCTAAAAATCTCACGTTCAGTAAGAGCGTTAATACCGCGCTCTCCCGCATCTTCCAGTACCATACGTGCAATATCCACAAAACGACGATTGCGGAATTCATCCGCACCCGGAGCAGGTTTCTCCAATACGCCGCCATGTCTCAGGAACAGGCCGTCTACGATAGCCGCACGTTTTTTGTCCGCTTCGTCTTCGGTAACTTTACATTTCGGCGGGTCAGTTGGCTTATACCGTTCCTGCATAATAGCAAGGGCACGTTCATTAGCTTTCTCAATAGTGCAGGTCGCATCGTTCAGCATTTCATCCATATCTTTTTCCTCGATTTTCAAGTTACGGCACAAAATACGGATGTTATTTTGGCGTTGAAATTCTTCTTTTTTAGCGGTTGCCTTAGCTTCACGCTCTAAGGCTTCTCTTTCTTCTGGTGTCATTTTTTCTCCATCTCCTTTTTTATCGTCTTGTTGTTCGCCGTCGTTTTTAGCGCGGGAACTTTCGGAAGCATTTTTAGCTTCCGAGTTATCTCCGTTTTCCGGTTCAGGTTCTTTTCCTTCTCCCAGAGCGCGGAAATAATTGGGATCATATAACCTGCTTCGCCCCACTCCTACAGAGGCATCTGCTGGTATAGATACAATACTGATTTCAAACGCTTCCCATTTGTCCCCAATCAATGCCGGTCCTTCGATACCGTCAGAACTGGTTTCGTCACGTTTGAGAATGCTGTAATCCATAATGTCATAGCCTACGGACACGCCTCGCAGGCTGCCGCTGGCAACTTTACGCATAATGTTTTCTGAAAAATCATCATCATCGAAGGTAATATCTGCATAAGCACGGCCGTTTTCGGTCCAGAGTTTGTCTACCCTGGCTATGACTTGGTTTTTGTTATGGTTGAACAAAACCGGCATAACTCCGGCTTTAAACCGTTCACTGCCCATAGCAGTATCATTCACACGCAGTATTTCCTTACCGTACCAATAGTCTCTTACTGGTGTTTCAGAGGCAAAAGATAGCCTTGCACTCCTGTTTTCGGCGTTAAAATCAATCAGTGTCGCTCCCCTCATTCTTGGGGCTGTCGCCGCCTGTTCCGCCGTTATCTTCTTTTGTGGCATCTGTATCAGCTCCTTTCGTTGTTTTCATTACCGGATATTCCAAGCCCAGTTCTTCCATCATCTGTTTTTCCGCAGCCAGCTGTTTCAGCTGCTCTTTCCAATCCTTACCCTCGCTCGCCGCAAGGTCTTTTCGGGTCAGCGTCATTGATTCTATGCCGATCTTTTTGGCATTGGCCTCTTTCTGCGGGTCAATCCACGGCATCCCCTGCGGAATAAACTCGTGTTCCAAATAGTCGTCAAGGTTAGTCCAGAAATCAGGATATTCCGATACCGGGATCAGCCCTGCCTGATACGAACTTTTTATGACTTCTTCATACATCTTGCTTAAAACATGTTCTATCAGCGACATTTGTATATCAAGATAGGTTTTTTCATCTTCTAACAGGTTTTGACGGGCCGAAGAATAGTTGACCTCGCTTACATCACGGCTCGCGCTTTCATGGGATAATCCCTGACCTGCCGCAGCAAGCCGCTGTTGAGTAGTGGTAAATTCTTTGGTTTCAGCTGCAGCGCCGGTAGGAATAACGCTGGTTGCATCCTGCCCGGGCTCCAGATAAAGGATATCCCCACCGCCAAAGCCCTGTATTTTCTTTTCCGGGGGCATTGGTGTGCCAAATTTGTCTAGAAAGGTCTGCAGACTCCTTCCCATACCGCCAACTATTCCATCAGGAAACTTCTGTGTGATCACCAGCGCCAAGCTTGCCGCTATTTTGTGAGCGAAACTTACTGTTTCCAGATAGTCGTCAGTATCCCTGATTCGGGGCAGGCTTCTTGCCAGACTGGATATCTCCCGGTATTCACTGGGTCTTTGCCGCTGCCAAAAGAACAATACCCTTTCTGCTTCCACACGCTCTATCTCGTAGTTTGTGAAGCCATTAGGATCAGTCTTTTTCAGATAATAAGCCGTTGGTCTGTTATATTTATCAAGCTCAATACCATTGACTACCACATTGCCATTATCTGCCTGTATACGCCCCAGACCGTCGATATCGTCAACTTCTCGGATTTGTATTTTGAACGGATATTTAGCGTCTTTGACATAGGTTTTGATTATCAGGATACCGCCGTCTACTTTATAACGCTGAACTATCATATTCAGCATTTCCCGCAAAGACTGCTGACCTGTCAGGTCACAATTTTCCGGTTTAGACCAGCGCCGCCAAAGCTTCTCCGCCAGCTCATTGAACGCCTCGTTTTTTGTCCGTGACTGTAAATTAAAGCCACGACCTACGATATTCCGCCGATACGCAAGCAAAATGCCATTAGCAATATCGCTGTTCCGTTCTGCATCCCGGGCTCTCGCCCTCATTCTGTCCCTTGAAATTTTATTTATACTTTCTCCGGTGCCGATAATCGGGGTCCAGTTTGCTCTGCTTGCGCTTTGCCCGCCAGCTTTATGTCCGTTATTCAACGCATTCCTGAACCGCATTCGCTCATAGGCTATTTGTGGGCTGAATATTGCTATCGCCCTGTCTAAAAAGTTAAGATTTGATTCTGTAGTTGGATTTCTCACGTTATTTGACATTTTTTATCTTCCTATCCACAAAAAAATCCCTTGACCATCCTGTCATTACTGCTTCCGGTCCCTTCCTCCTGTGCTAATTGCTGTTCCAGGTAAAGGCGTTCTTCTCTCAAAACTGCCAAACTGGCATTTTCGACCTCAGAGGTCGGTGTTTTTATCCTCTGCCCTGCTGTCAATACCCGATTTATCGCCGCATCGACATTTTTAAGCCTTTCTTTTATTCTTTCTGCTTTTGTAGACACCGTTTATTCCCCTCCTTCTTCCGGTAAATCATCTAAAAGGGACACATGCACGAGGTCTGCCGCCAAAAATGCGTATACTTCGCAGTCCCACCAGTGATTTTGCTTCGCCGATGTCTTTTTCTCCCACATCTCGACCTGCCTGCCGCCTTTAGTACGGATAACTCTATGTTCCGCAGTCAAATGCTCTGCGTATACGAGCTCCGTATCCCGATTCAGCATCCAGGCTCCCACTCCAATAGGTCTATGTAGTCGTGATACGATAACATTTTTGTACTGGTCAGTATCGACGATATACAAAAGCGACGGCCTTACGCCTTTTATTTTCGGCTCTACATTCGCAGGACGGTACTTTCCTACCATCGGCGAACTTGAACCTTTACACGGTATCGCTACCCCGTGATGATTATTGCAGTATTCGTATACTTCGTCCGTTCTATAGCCGGAATCCACACAGTATGCCTGAACCTGCCAGCGCAGCTCCCCTTCTTCGTCTGGCCAGAATTTGTCCATAATGCTTTCCAGTTCTTCCCAGCTCCGGGCCATACCATAAGCAATATTCTGACTTGTAAGTTTGGCGCCCCACGCACGTATCGTCCAGTAAAAATAATCTTTTTGAACGTCCACGCCTGCAGTAAGGAGCTGTGCCCACCGGGGAACAACGTGTTCTGGTACTTCCGTGCGTGAATCCATAACGCTGCCAATGTCCATATTTGCAGACAGGTTTTCCCACGGTTCACCTAACCATGAATTGATAAAATTCATAAGGTCTGCCGGATCATTCTTACTGCGCTGAAATTCTGCCGCCACCTGTCCGAAGGTGATCCACGGGCTATAGATAGAATTTATAGCAAAACCAATCTTTTTCGGTCTGCCCTTACATTCATTTTCCGGAATCCATTTACCATGCCTGAGCATTTCCGGTTTATGATGGTCCTTGATAACACCATGACATTCGCAGCATTCGTAATGAGTAGCATATTCGACTACCGTTGCGGGTTCTTTGCTGTCAAATTTCACATTTTCCCATAAAAACGGCTGCATATGCCCACAATGCGGACACGGTACGTGATACCTGAATCTGATATCGGATTCCATGTAGGCTTTATAAATATTGCCCTCTTTCAGCGTCGGTGTGGAAATAAGCACCAGCTTATTCATTCCTGGCCAGTTTTTAGAACGTTCTCTGGCCAATTTTATAGGATTTGCTTCCCGTCCAGACCAGCGCGGATATTTATCTATCTCGTCCATGATGATATACGGTATAGATAAACTCGCCAGTTTACTAGGAGAATTGGCCGTTGTCAGCTTACAAAAACCGCCACGGAATTTTAAGAAGCCATCACGGCTTGCATTTTCATCAAACTTGCCCTTGAAGCAGTCACAGGAAGTAAGCATTACCTGCAGGCGTTCTTCTGAAAACTCTCTATAGGTGTCTTCGTCCGGCATTACGTATAGAAGACGATGCGGCTTTTGATCTATGGTATATCCCAGCATATTCAGCGCACTTTCTGTTCCGCTGGTCTGAGATGCCTTGATAAAAGCAATTTCCTCAATGCTTTCATCTGCAAATGCGTCCATTATGGCACGCATATACGGTACAAAATCTGTGGACCATAAACCTGGTCTTGATGTAGATCCAACCGGCAGGACCCTATTTCGGTCTGCCCATTCGGATACTGTCATTCTTTCAGGCGGTCTGAACTGTTCAAAGGCCCTTTTGCTGATTTCTTTTAACGCGCTCTGCCATTTTTTGATCTGCAGCTCACTTATCCAACTTAAACTCTGCAAGCCTTTGGAGTGCGTTTTCGATCTCATAGTTTATGATTCTCCTGACATCGTTCGTTATTTCCGGATATTGTGAATACAGCTCCGTAAAAACCTTTTCTCCTATGCGGAGCATGGCCGACCTGGCATTTGCAAAACAGCTTGAAAGTTCTTCTTCCACAAGTTCTACCGGAATAAACCTTTCCAGCATCCTTTCAAGTCGCATTTCCTCAATGTCAGCCTTTACCTCTTTCAGCCGGGCATCTGCGTTAAGCCTTTTTGCTTCGTTTGTAGTACCGCCGTCTTCTTCTCCCAGCCCCGCCTCTTTGATTCGCCAATCAATAAGTGCCGCCAAGTCCCACCAGCCACGTTTGTATTGCGGAGCACCGCGGGCAGTCCACGTTGAAAGCGTCCTGTCGCTAATGTCGAACAGCTTACAGACCTGGCTGCTACGAAGGAAAAGCCGATCATCGGTAGATATTTGTAAATACTGCGGAATAACACGTCGTAATCTGACCGTTTTTTCGCTTCCCGAATTCCGAAGTTTAGGGGGGTCCCTTACTTCGGAATTTTGCCCCTTTTTTTGCACCTTTTTTGAGGTGCTTTTTTTCGGGCTATTAGATGTTAAGTTTTTTTCTGATTTTTCATTTTTCTTATCCATATCAATTCCGAAGTTCCGAAGTAAAAATTTTGTACTTTTCAGAGGCACCCGGCGCGCGCTCGCCGACCTTCGGCGGCGACGGTATTTAAGAAGTACCTTTTTTATGCTGTAGAAATACTAAATTCTGTTTTAAATTTGCATATTCTTAAACTATTTAAATGGTTATATCAAACTTTCGTCTTGTTCTACGCTACTTTTAAATCAACTTAATATATGATATATAAATTTTTGAGTACGCGGTACCCCCCAAAAGTCTACAAATTGTCTACGAAAAAATAAAAAGCAGAAGCTTTTTAGCTTCTGCTTTAGATATAAAAAGGCGCTTGTATCAATACAAGCGCCTTTTTTAAGTGTTATTCTGTTATGCTATTTGCTTATCATCGTCAGAAAGCTTCCCCGCTTCCCATAATTCGTTACAGCTTAAATCAATATTTTCATTCCAGCTAATACCATAACCGCCCGGATCTACTTTGACAAGCTTGTATAAACCTTGAATGTCTCGTAGTGCTTGAAAAGCTGGCCATGTGTCAAACAGCGGCTTTACATCGTATATTTTTATAACGTCGTTTACAAAATAAACCTTTAATTTGTAATCTGGCAACGCTTTTACTTCTTTTACCTTATAGAACATTTTTAAACCTCCCTTATTCCAACGGAGAAATTTTTATAAACTCTTGTGTATCCCAAATTTTTTGCAGTTCTTCTTTGTGGAGTTCCCCCCATTCTTTTATTAATTCCATAGCTTTAGGCGGTAAGTCTCCTTCAATTTGCTTTAGTGTTTTTATTTCAATTTCGCCTGTATATTCTCCGTAAATTGCGTGAAAGTGTGGCGGGTTGTGTTCTTTTCTCTGAAAATACATTTTTATATAAATCCCATAAAAATATGATAATGTAGGCATTTTTATTCTCCTCTGCATTTTTTAACATTTTCTTTTTCCGCTGGTATATGTTCGCTAATAAGTTCCCTGAATAACTCTTTTGTTGATCCTGTAAAACGTTTGCCCTCTCCGTTTTCTAGTTCTTTTATAGCTTCTATAGTTTCTTGGTTCATTTTATTATCCCTCTTTGTTAATTTTTGGAAAGGCTATCACAGCCTTTCCTTGCTCATCAACAAACGCCAATCTATAGCCGCAAGCATCTGCTATTTTTATCAAATCTATCCCGCTGAAACTATCTCTTGAATATTTGTTACTAAGTGCTTGCGGACTTATGTTTAAAGCTTCTGCTAAAATTTTTCTGTCTGCATTTTTTATATTTGCCGCTGCTTTTACTATATTTCCTATCATTTTTTTCATCTCCTTTCATATCTTTATTATACCGTTTTTGATTATTTTTGCAAGAAAAAAAAGAAAAAAATAATCAAATTGCTATTGACACCGTTAATCAATTAGGTTATAATAAACACATAAACGAAATATAAAACACATTTTAAGGAGATGTTTTAAATGTTAAAAATCTATATTGCAAACTTAGGAAAATACAACGAGGGAGAATTGGTGGGTAAATGGGTTGAATTGCCCTGCGAAGACTTAGACGAAGTTTTAAAAGAAATTGAAGTTGTAGACGGTACAGCTTACGAAGAATACGCCATACACGATTATGAAAGCGATATTGAAGGTTTAAATATTGGTGAGTATGATAATATATTCTCACTTAATGAGATAGCCGAAAAATTAAACGAGTTATCAGACTATGATAAAAATTGGTTAGAGGCTTATTTGGATGCCTCGGGCGAAGACTTGTTAACAGCTTTAGAACAATTCGAGGATAATTCTTATTTCTACAAAGATATGACCTTAGAAGACGTTGCAGAAGAATTAGTTTCAGAAGGCTGTTTTGGTTATATTCCAGATTCTATAGCAATTTATATTGATTATGCTGCCATTGCAAGAGATTTAGAATGTGATTCTTATTTTGAAACAAAACAAGGTGTTATTTATCTTTGTTAGTCGAAACGCTTGCAGTCTGCAAGCGTCAGCCGTGGGATAGCC